GCACTAGCGCCGACAGCTGAATCCTCTCCCGCACCTGAAAATTTTTTTGCAAAAACGCCTTCGACAGAAACGCTACCCCCTTTCTGGGTCAAACCGTTTTTGGACAGGTTTTTGGGAGAGGGGGCATGAGCAATTTTCAGAATTCAAAAGTCCGCCCTACCGGGGGGTCGCGTCTGCCGCCCGCACATCCAAGCTCGTTTGAGATGCGCCGCCAATCTAATCTCGCCAGAAGTCGCGGAACCTGTCGGGTGAAAGCTCGGTGTACCGGACCGTGTGCTGGATGTTCTTGTGGCCGAGATAGTGCTGCAAGGCGCGGGTATCGTGCCCGTCGTTGGCAAGTTTGTAGCCGCACGCATGTCGCAGCATGTGAGGATGCACGCCGAAAGGCATCTTCGCGGCCTCCCCAAGGCGCGTGACCATACGTCGGAAGCCCACGGGACTCATTGGTGCCCCACGCTCACTCATGAACACGTATCGCCCAGGCTCCTGCTCGCGCTGTAGGCGGCGCAGGGCACGGAGTTCTGTCCCCGTCAGCGGGTGGACCGAGGGAATGCCGCTTTTGGCGCGGGACACATGCAGCCGACCATGGGCAAGGTCAACTTGCTCCCACCGCAGGGAGCATAGTTCGCTTGCTCGGAGCCCATGCCGGTAGGAAAGCAGGATCATAGTGGCATCCCGGTGGCCGTAGCGGTTGTCACCGGCTGCCTTCATCAGCCGCTCGACCTCCTTCTCGGTGAGATACTCCCGCACCCGGTAATGCGTATTGGGCAACCGACCGCGTCGAACTGTTCTCTTTTTGGCGGTTGGCGTGGTCGAGGCCGAGGTGGGATTCATTGGCCAACTCCCATCAATCAATCAATAACTGATCCTATAACGTACATTTTGAGTACAGTGTACACCAGACCCGTCGCATTCCCGTGGTTTACGTCTGGCGGCATCGGCGACCCGCTGCGTACCGCCAATCCAACACGTGACGAGGGTCTTGCCTGTCCGCAGACCCGACCCGCCGGGTGTCACGGCCAGACATGTGAGATCAAGGGCTAGCAGGCGACGGCACGCGCTTCCTCGGCACGCGCTTCCTCGGCCCGCGCTCCATCGGCCCGACCGCGCTATCGGCGTGCTCGAGCAGCCGGTTTGGACGCTTGCGCTGGGGTTTAAGCTCAGGGGCTGGCAATGCAGTAGGTTCCGCTATCCCTTCAATGACCTTGGCCTGATCGCCAGCTTTCGCCGCAAGTGCCGCCTCGATGTACTCGATTGCCGCCTCGAGCTGCTCGTCACTCAATTCCTTGACCGGATTGCCGTGCTCGACCTTGTGCTCGCGCGGGCACAGCAGCGTTAGAATCTTCAAGTACGCGGCCGGCTGTGTTCGGCGCACACGTTCAATCGCCTTCGGACCGCCGTGACGGAAGTCTCGGAGCAGGGCCGCAATAAACTCGCCATTCAATTGCTGGCGGTGACGCGAGCCTGGTCGCCCTCCACTAGGGTTGCCTGACTGCCCTGGTTGAAACGGCATTACGGTTTAACCTCGATGTGTGTCTAAGCTTATTGCCATCTTGAGTATTAGTCCATTGATCATTCGCGAGAACACGCGCTTCTGACCTGATGGCTGGGTCTCAATCCAGCTAAGACTAGGGAAAGTAGGAGATCATGTGTTGTCCCAAATGGAAGGCGAGGTGCTGAAATCCTGGCGGCTCATTGGAGGCTACGCGTAGATCGTTCAACAGGGATTTCCTGCTCGCGCTCGCTACCGACTTCAAGCAGCATGGCGCCTCGGCTATCGCGAAGGTCTGCAGGCAAGCCGCTCGTTTCGGCTGCCCAGCCCGGCACGTAGGTTATTCTCGTAGAAGGGGGCTGTCGAACGAGGGGTATTCCCCCGAGGGCAGATTAGCCCTCTAGGGGGTGTGGCACTCTACTTACATCAGTGGGTGGACTCGGTGGACTTGCAGGGGTGAGTTTGGTCACCCCTTACACCATGTCACTATATTTAGCGATCTCTGACAATTTCTCGCGTTAGGGCGGATGAATGTCAAAAGTCCACCAAGTCCATTATACTAGGTGGCCTTTAATCGCAACGCTTGCCAAAAGTGTCAAACTACTTGCTGGCACCTATCATTGCCCTTTCGCGCGGTGCCTAACGGGCCGCTCGCCTTGCCGTCGGAATCGTACCCGCGCTCCTCTTGACGTGCTCACGGATTGGGGCGCATCCGTCGAGCTGCTCGAAGAACGCGGCCACGCAATCGAAGTGCACCGGTACGCCGCCGTCGGGCGCGCCAGCATAGGTCACGCGCTCGAAGGGACCATTCGTGCCGCCGCATACCCTGCACGCGGACTTGGGCGGTGGTTCGGCGACGCGTCGGCTACCAGCCTCGCGGTGCGTGTCGGCATGAGCGGCGAGGATGGTCACGGCGTCCTTGGTGCGGCGGGTCGGGTTCTTCGGCAGGTGCCAGGTGAGCTTGCAGGTGCGACAGCACAGGAACCAATACCTCGGGTTTGCCTTGGGCTCCTGGATGTCGAAGCTCGGGAGCAGGAAGTTCGGGAAGATCAACGCGCGACCCGCTTGTGTCGTCGGCGGTTTCTCATTCTCAGTCATGGCTGTTTTCTAGATCCCGGCAGCTTGCTACGACGCCTCACGTCTTGCTCAGCCTCCAGAACGGATAACCGCGGACATTTCCGGCTTGTAGGAGGCAGAGACCGTTCACGATTTTTCCCTGAACCTTCTTGAGCCAACGTCCCAGCCGGTCGTTGCTCACGAGCAGCCCCGTTCGGTTTCCTGCGACGGCGACCAGTGCCGTCTGAAAATCGGCCTCGAGCGCTGCCAGCTTGATGACGTCCTGGACGGTGTATGCCTGCTCGTGGCCCAGGTGCTCGTTCCACTGCGTCACCACCGCCCACAGCGTTTCGCGTGCCGGGTCGTTGTCGCGGACCCGGATGACTGTGCTGCAGGGGTCGGCCCGGTCGAGCCAGACTAGCGGTTCCCGGATCCGGCGCGACCACTGCTCGAACGAGCCGAACGGCGGCAGCGACAGTTTCTCCTGCTTCTGCGCGACCTGCCAGGCGCGCAGAACCGTCAGCGCAGCGGCGATCAGCTGGCCGCGATTGCTGCGCGCGGTCTTGATCGCGTCGACGTCAAAGGTGCGGAGCTCGGGGCGCTCGCAGTGTGAGTCGAGAGAGCACAGCAGAGTTCGGCGGATGAGGTCGCCAGCGATGGTGAGATTGTTGCCGGTGGCGAATATCGTGGCGTTGACCGGGGTCTCCACGTTCCTGCTCAGGCCCAGCATGCGAATGTTGAGCTTCTCCTGGGTCAGGGCCTGGCAGAGGAACGAGCTTTCGAGGCGATGCTCGCAATTATCGAGCGAGATCACAACGTCGCCGGCGAGCAGCGCGGCACCGAGTCGCTTCTCGAGTTCTTCCTCCGTCTTGCCATGCGATATGACCGGCATGAGTTGGCCGATCGCAAGCGTGGCGACGATGTCGACCAGCAGCGACTTGCCGGTCCCGGCTGTTGGTGACGTGAAGGCGTGCAGAGGTGCCGTCGCCATGGCGCGGCGATCGAGCGCTGTCAGGATGGCCGAGAGCGCCACCGTCCGGTCGGCCTCGGCGACGAAGGGGAACGTCGCGAGCAGCTGCTCGAGCGTTGCCAGCGCCGCGAGCGCGTCGTCCCTGGTCGGCTCCCGCGGGATCGGCGGGAAGCTCTCCCTATCCTGCTTGAACAGCAGCCCGCTCGTCGGATCGTATCCTGGCTGCTCGCACAGCGAGCCGTCGGTGCGCAGGAACGGCGTGTGCACGATGCCGGACAGGATCGGGAGCTTCCACGCTCCCTGCCGCGCCAGGTACGTTTGCGCCACCCGGTCCGGCGCGTTGACCGCCACCCATCCCTTTGAGCGGGCGTCGTACTTCAGGAAGCGCGCGGCGCAGGTCAGGGTCTCGACCAGATAGGGCTGGGTCACCGGGACGAGGCGCCAGCCGTGCATGTCGCGATCGTCGGCGGCCTTGAGCTTAGTCAGTACCGGCCGCACCACCAGCCCGCCGCGCTGGTAGATCTCGCGGCCGAGCAGGAGCAGCGCGTCCTCGGCCTCGTTGACCACGCGCGGCAGCTCGCCGTTCTTGATGTAGATCTGCGGCCAGGAGTCCCCCGCCGTGCTGCCGGTTGCCGCCGCATGCTGGCGCGAGCGCCACTTCTCGTAGGAGCGGGCGACTTCGGCGTGCAGCCGGTCGGCGTACTTGGCGCCGATGCCGTCGGGATGTCGCGCCAGCTCGTCGGTGATCTGCTCGGCGGTCCGGCCCTTGGCCGCCAGGTGCCAGACGACGGCCTGGAAGAGCTAGCTGCGCTGGCCCTCCGGCGCGCCGTTGCGAATCAAATCGTCGTAGTCGATCGACGATTGCTGCCGGCCGGCCTCGTTGAAGTCGTATCCGTTCGCTTGCCTGTCCTTGGCGGTTGCGCTGTAGCGCGCGAACAGGGTGTCGAGCAGGCCGTCGATCACGGGCAACTCGCTGCACTCGCCGAGCTGTAAGCCGCTGATCGTGATGTAGCGCGCGCAGTTGCGATAGAGCTCCACGCCGGCGCCGGTCGCGCGATCGAAGGTGAACTTGCGGTGGATCTCGGAGCCGTGGGCAATGCCGATGAGCCGCAGCCCGCCGCCGGACACGGTCGGCTCGCGGTAGGCGCCGTCGGCCTCGGCGCTCAGCGACGCGGCCCAACCGACGAGCTCGCCGGTGTCGGGGTCGCGCACGTGGTCGAGGTCGACGGCGCCGACGCTGGCGTCCTTGAGCATGAAGCCGATGCCGTCGGCCTGGCCGGCGGCGACCACCGCGACCGCGTCCCGGTAGCTCCCCCAGGTCGCAGGGTCGTTCGACTTGGCCGGCACCCTCGGGTAGCGGGCCTGGTACGGCGGCTTCGTCCACTTGCCACCGCCACCCTTCCGTGCGCGCCACTCCCAGCGCCAGACCACGAAGCGCTCCTGCTCCGTGAGCGGCAGCAGCGCCGCCGGCAGGTGCTGCAAGTCGCCGTTGAAGGTCCTCGGCCTGTCGCTCATGTTCATCGTCGCGCCCGCGCGTAGATCGCCCGCAGCCAGTGCGCCTGTTTGTCGGTCGGCTCGCCGCCGCGCACCGTCCGTCGCACCATGTCGCGGACGAATTGCCGCTCGCGTTCGTCGCGCAGACGCTCGTCGTTCGCCGCGCACTCGCACGCGATCTCGTGCCATGTCGGCTCGCCGACGTTGCGGAATCCGATGTTCTCGGTCTCGCCGGCGCGCTTGCCGTCCTCGACGCCGCGCCGGTAAATCTCGAGCGCGTCGGCCTCGGAGAATTTCTTCTTACCATCGGCCAGCGCGCCGATGCCCTCTGCGAGCGCGTGGATGTCGAGCCCCGCGCCGTCGAGGGTGCGCACGATCGCACGCGCTGTGCCGACGATCTCGCCGTCGCGGTCGGATGACAGCAGCCGCAGCAGCTTGCCAAGCTTGTCAGCGACCGGGGCGAGCACATTTGTCATGGCACGAGAGGTCCGAACAGTGCTGCTCGATCGGCAACCAGGTCCAGTTGGCGACGAAGGATCCCGCAATACCGCTGTCACGCAGCCGCTTGGCGTCATCGTCACCGAAGGCGATCAGAACCGGCGGTGCGCCGGAATTCGCGGGCTGTTCGGATCCGTCCGGCCGGTAGAATTTGATCCGGTCCGCCATGAATAGGATGGCTGTTGCGCTTTCCCAGATCGGCTCGAACCATCCAGCCTCCGTGCGCGCATGCAGCAACGAGGTGCCGCAGCCGTACGTGGCGAGCTTGCGGATCCATGCGCCGACCTCGTAACGGTCGAATGGCGGATTGAGCCAGATGCGACCGCGCCATGGTTGCCGTAGACCGTCGTCGATCTCGGTATAGTTGACGGTGGCGCAATCCCATGGCCGCGGATCAGCGGCGGCTGGATCGAGGTCGAATGGCCCAAGCCGATCGATGATCCATTTCGGTGTGATATGGATCTGTGAGCGGCCGACCGTAGTCTGATGCGATCCGAGCGTCATCGCCAGCACCTCTCTTGGTGGCCGCACATACGGCAGCGCCAATCCTGCGGATCATCGTAGGCGCGCGGCAGCAGCTCGCCGGCGCGGGTCGCATCGATCACGGCGACGGCACGGTCCGACCAGGCCTGCGCGCGCTCGGCGTCGAACGGCACGAGCAAATGAAGGCGCGCACAGGTGTTGGCGTTCATAGCGGTGAAGATCGCCGGATTCTCAGTGAGGTCGAGATAAGCCTGATAGATCCAGACCTGCGCCGCGTAGTGCGGATAAGCCCGTTCGAGACCGTCGCGCTCGAGCGCGCGCCAGCCCTTGTCGCTAACCGCCTTGTGCTCCCAAACGCACGGGAAGCCGACGGCCGGCAAATCCGGTTTCGGGCCGGCAACGATGACGCCGTCGGCGTGGCCGCGGAAGACGCCGCCAGCGGCGCTGAAGGCGAGCCTCTCGTCCGCCGCGAAGCGGAAGCCGGCACGGACGAGGTGCTGGCGGGAGAGCTCCTCGAGCAGGTGCCCGCGCCGGAAGACGTCGCGCGTCTGCGTCTGATGAACCGGGTCGACCATCCAGTCGAACTGGATCCTGCGGAGGCACTCCGCGCCGATGACGGAGGCGCCGAGGTATTGCCGGTGGTTCTCCTCCGGCGGCTCGGCACGCTCGATCAGCGAGTTGATCGCCGTGCTGAGCGGCGTGTCCGACAGGTTGGCGTGGTTGAAATCCAGCAAGGCACGCTACTCAAACGGCAATTGGTCGTTGAGCTCGTCGGCGCCGGCTTTGGGGGTGCGGGTGATCGACCTGCTACTGAGGTCGCGCGCGACCACGGCTTTGCGGATCAGATCGAACGCTGCCAGCAAAAAGCTGATCATGGTCTCGCGTGACCACTGATCGAGCGGCTTCGACCAGTCGACTCCGGGCACGTCGACGAGCGCCGGCAGGATCGCGGCGACCGCGCTGGCGTCCCAGGGATTCGGGGCGAAGCCGGTCGTCCTGATCACGAGCTCGGTATCCAATTCCTCGGCGACCGCCTGATCAGCGCGAACCCGGATCCAGGCGAAGATGGCGGCGCAGACGATCCAGCCCCATTCCGCATCGGATAGCCTTCCGACCGGCGCGTTCACGTTGATCACGGCGTCGTCGCCGAGCACGATGTTGCGCGCCGCGGCGACGGCGGCGGCGGTCGCCCGCCGCTGCCATTCGTCGTCGCGTTGGCTCAGCTCGTGCTCGATGCCCATTTCGGCCTCTCAATTTTCGCCGGACCATTGGCAGGGGGCGCGGCCGTCGGTGACGCCGCCGGTTTGGGGGCCTGCGCGACCGCGTGCCATTGCGTCAGGTCGGGCGTGATCACGAAATCGAGTGTGTTTTTAGCCTTGTATTCCTTCCGCGCCGGCTCGACGCCGATGCGGGCGATGAAGCTCAAACCGTCGAGTTCGCCGTATGACGTGATTTGGCGCGCCACCTTGGCGGCATCGGACTTGTCATCTGGCCGAATTCCGCGCGCGGATTCCAGCATCGCCCGTATGCGCGTGCCCGAGATGTGGGCGGCTTCCTTGTGGCCCTCGGTGGTGCCGCTGACGGTGAGCAGCGTCCAGAAGTCGAGCGCCTCACTGAGGCCGTCGTTGGAGCGGCGCAACCAACCGCCCTCGCGGGCGTTGCCGGGACGGACCTTCATGCGCACGGTGGCGATGGTGCCGTCCGGGATCACGTCGAAGTTGCGCTGGATGTTTGCATCGTTGAAGTCGTAGCTATTCATTTAATGCTCTCCTACTTTGCTGCTTTGAGCGTTTGCTTCGGTGAATCGATGAACGGTTTGTGCTGGCCGGGACCGACCAGCTTGACGATCAACTTTCCGAGGTGCGGCTCCTCTATCTGCTCGAGTCGGCCGGCGCGATCCTTGGCGGGATAGCCCCACGCGTTCGGCGACGTGCACACGAACGCGCGCGTTGGCGCGCCGTCGCCAAAGTCGATCCACTGCATCGTGATGATCTGGTCGACGATGCCGGGCAGCTCGCGGCCGGTGCGCGCGCCCTCCATCTGCGGCTGCCAGCTCGTCGCGTTGAACTCGTCGGTAAGCTTTTCAAGGATGCCGACAAAGACGACATGCTTGCCGCGCGCGTGCTGCAGTTGGTATAGCCACAGCAACATCTCGCGCGCGTGCAGCCCGTAGACGCCGCGCGTGTCTTTCTTACCGGTGCGCTCGCTGAACGCTTCCGGCTGCTGTTCGGCCCAACGGAACGACAACCTGCTTACCGCGGTGATGCTATCGACGAAAATGATGTCGTATCGATCAAGATTTTCGAGCGGTCCGCTAACGGCTTCAAAGTGTGCCTGTGAGTAACAAGCGGTTGGTGGAAACGACGAATTGGGGCCGCCGATGCGACACGCGAGATCGCGCGCGGTCGGCCAATCATCCACCCGGATCGCATCGACCGGCACATCCTGGACGCTGAGGTCGCCGGCTTCGATATCGATGAACAACGTGCGCACAGGGTCGAGCGTGCGAAGTAAGCTCGTCTTGCCGACACCGGTCGGGCCGACGATGAGCGCCTTGACTCCGCGCGGCTCGGCGAGCCGCTCATCTGCGCCGATGATCTTCATCGCGCCCTCCCGCTAATGATGTCGAGCGCGGCGCCGAGCGCCGTCGCGGGGCTGCCATCGGCATTGCGCAGAAGCGCGCGGCGCAGGGTGTCGAGCGAGCAGCCAAATTGCAGCGCCAGGCTGGCGACAACGCCTAGGTCACGGACGCATGCGTTGAGGTGGCTGCCTGCTTTATGATTCGAGATAAAAATTTCGCCGACGCCGCCGTCCTCGAAGGGCGAATAAGTGGCGACGAAGCGGATTCCGTTGTGTTCGAAGTCGAAGCTTGTTGCCGCGCGCCGGTTTGGCAGCCTCTTGCGGGCGTGTACGTGGTCGGTGATCTGATCGATGATGGTCATAACGGTGAACTCAAGCGGCGCGACCGGATCTGTGATTTTCGTTCTTAGGGCGGATCTCGACGTCTTCGAGCTTGTACCCGTTGGCGGCGAGAGCCCGCTTCACGGCGGCGAGTGCGTTGAACGCCTCGCCGGCCCTAGTCGCTGACAGCGCCACCCGCAGCAGGTGTGTGGCGCCAGAAAGAGATGGACCGACCGCCTGCTTCGCTTCCAGCCCCCAGCTTGGCGGTATCGCCGCAAGCCGCGGTTTGAGCCCCACACCGTCAATGAAGCGGGATCGATCTTCTGGAGAGGCGCTTCTCCACCACTTGAGCGGGTCGAAGTGAGTGGCGGGGCTGGCCTTTTTTGCCTCTGGCCCGTCGACCGGCTTCTTCTTGGCGACCAGCTTAAGGGCGGCGCTCAAGCTCAAATTCCGCACGCCTGCGGAATTCAGCTCGGCCCGGTGCCGGGCCAGTTTCATGTAGCGTTCGGCGTTATCTTCGCTCAGATCACACAGCTTCAGCCACGGCAACCACTCGCCATGCTTGACCTGCGCCTTGGCGCGGATCAGCGCGTCGCCGGCATCAAGCGCATGTTCCAGGAAATTTTGAGCCGCGCTCGCGCTCGCTTGCAGGTGCTCACGGACCGCTTTGGCGAGCACGTCGAGATCGTCGATCTCAGTGGGCTTGAAATTAGCCCGGGAGCTGGTATCTAGCATTTGCGTCTCCTTCTCCTTGCTGACGCGATTCCCTGCCGAGGGAAGTCTCCGGCCCGCCGCCTCGTTCGGCGGGCCGGTGCTGTTTTGCGCTACCGCTTGCTCAGATTTCTCAACGCGAGCGGTGGCGATCAAAAATTCCTCAGGGCCTCGATCCCTCGGCAAGGCGCTGTGTCTGGCCCTTGCGCAGTCCGCGCCGGTCTTTCGGCGAGTACATCGAGAGAGGGTCGCAGCCGCCAAAGCACCAAACAGGCAAGGGACCGCCATCACCATCGCGTAAAGTAAGGCCGCGTCCGCCGTGCAATGGGTAACGGCTCCGCCAGCCGCGTCCCTCGCGTCGTGCGTCGCCAACCGCAGCGGCGATGTCGGCGGCTGTCATGGTGTATGTCCATGCGGCTTACGTGCCGTAACTAAATGCTGCGCGAGGTAGGCCCGTACGTCCCCACGACGGTATCGAACTTGCTTCTCAAGCTGCAGAAAGGGAAATCCGCGCCGCTCGGCACGGTCTCGCTGTAATTGGCGTCGCGAACGTTTTGCGTACCTCGCAAGCTCGCGCTCGGTCAGCAATTCCTCGTCATCGCTGAATGGCATTGCGGCCTCGCATTTCGGTGCCAGGCAAAATCTGGCGGAGCGAGGCAATTTATGACGCGGCCTATTTTTGCGAAATGTTCAAATCAACTCAAATCAATCTGCGGTTTCGCTTTGATTTGTGCGCGCCATCGGTTGAATGCTCCACGAATAGCGGCATCCGTGGTCCGGGTCGGCTTTGCCAGGCGAGAATCGACAAAACGAGACGCAGAGACGACCAGCATCAAGCCCGAGCGCGCGAATTTCAGTAACCGCTCGTCAAATGCTGGCTGCGGACCACTATTCGGAAAGCTGCTGCGCAACGCGGCATAAGACTCCATGAGGGCCTGCATAAACGCAACCTCGGCGGTGATTTGTCCCGCTCGGCGATCCCCGCCCCGGCCTCGCCGGTGCCCTCCAGTCTCGAGGCCACATCGCTCTGCGGCCTCCACAAGATCGGAGAGGCGCATAATAAGGCTAGTCAGCCGCTCGCCAGCGCTGACATTCGCTGTGGCCGGACGCCTGTCGACGGCCACACGATAAAGCCATGTCGAAAGGAGGGTGGCCGTTGGATGTATGGTGACCTGAGGAGGTAGCTCGGCCGGTTCTGTCGTGACCGTTGGAGGTGTCGTGGCCTTGTTGATACGTATCTCAACTCGTGGATAGATGCCGCGCGCAACCGACTTAGCGTCGTTTATGCCAAGTAGCGCAAGGAGGTGCTTTGCGGAGATGCTGATGCGTTTTAGACGGCTCTGGTGTTCGTGCGGGTGGGGAAATTGCTGCTCTACTAACTTTCTGAGTTCGTAGATTGTCGAAGCGTTTATGATACGGACCGCGAGGTCGTATTGCCCCTCTTCGGGTAGCTCCCCGAAGGCATCCAGCACAGCCGCAAAAGATTCCGGCGGAATTTGACCGCGCCGAAGCTCTATTAGCACCCGCGCTGGCAGGTGCGGGGCGCCACGGCGCCCGCCGCCGGATGATGCTTTCATTGCAACACTGATAATGACGCTTGCCGCAACGTGCCGCCAGGGACCGTCGACATTGCCTCCAGTCGTTTTGAGCTACACGGCGAGAAAGATCGAATTCAGCTTCCGGGGTCCGCATTGGGTCCGCTACATTCTTGTCACAACCTGCGCTTGGGTTGCTCAAGCAATTAATATCTATTTTTCAATGCTTTATTGGCGCGCCCGAAGAGATTCGAACTCCTGACCCCCAGATTCGTAGTCTGGTGCTCTATCCAGCTG